AGCGCAGAGCGTGTTTGACGCTGTCAAACTTCGCCATTTCGTCAATAACGAAGTTGATGTCTTCTATGATCGTTGAGCGTTGCGCTGCTACCACGGTTGATACCGTACACAACGCTCACTATTCAGGACACCTCATCACTTAAAGTGAATGTGTCCCGAAGCAAAATCGTAGGCTATCTTGACCAACAAACCAGCTAAACCCGTGATCAGGGTGACCAACAACCACGTCAAAGCTGAATACACTCGTGATCGAAATCGCGAGAGGTCCTTGAGTTGGACATCGTGTTCACTCACCATCCGAATGTTGTTCTCGAATTCGATAGCACCCTTTTCTTCTTCTTTTTCATCATGATCACGGCTGATTTCTACCACTTTGATGCGAGCAAACAAGCCGTCATCGGGGTGGTAGATTGCCTTGTGGATCTCTTCGATCTTTTCAGTGTTCGCAGCTGTCGCATCATCGATCTTTTCGACCTTGATCATTAGCGCATCGAAGCCACCGTTCAACGCCGAGCTCTTGATGATCTTTTTCGAGATCTCTTCAAGGAGCTGCTTGCTGTCGTAGTCGACGTCAACAGGTTCACGATCGTCACGACGTACGCGGATTGAACTCTTGCTTCTAGTTCTTGACATGATCTGATCCAAATAGTAGCAGCACAAATTGAACATTTGTACTAGTCTAGTAGAGATCTAGATCTTAGAGAACTAGACTGGTTAGTAAGTATCTGATCACGACGCGAGCGAGCAAAGATCCCTAGCGTTTCAACAGCTTGTACACCGTTTTGTTTGAAGTCTATCCTAGACGAGGGAGAGCTTAGTGTTCAATTTCAATGAGAGCATCTTTGGTGCTCCAAGCGTCAGCGTACCCACTGATACAGTGGTGATTTTTGTTGCTGACATGTTTGTCGCTGATTACGTCGGCGGGGCTGAATTGACGACCCAGGCGTTGATCGATACCAGTCCCTATAAGACGTTTTGCATCAGGTCAAAGGACCTGACTGAAAAGGTCATCAATGACAATCGCGATAAGTTTTGGGTGTTCGGAAATTTTGCCGGAGTAAGACCTGAGTTGTTGTCGCTGTTGGCAGCAACGACCAGGTACACGGTGCTTGAATACGACTTCAAGTATTGTCGATATCGATCCCCAGAAAAACACGTAGCTAGCGAAAACCGCGGTTGTGACTGTCACAACCAAGTCAACGGAAAGATCATTGCTGCGTTTTATTACGGCAGCATGGGCCTCTGGTGGATGTCAGAAAAACAACGTGACAACTACTTTAGGGTGTTTCCATTCCTTCAAGAGAAGAAAAACGTCGTCCTATCGAGCGTCTTCAGTCCCCAGATCCTCGATAGATTGCGGGCCCTTCGGATCAAGAATGAACAATCCGCAAAAGATCCTCGATGGATTGTCTTAGCTTCGCCGTCCTGGATCAAAGGCCATGCACAAGCTGTGTCTTGGTGCAAGCAAAACCAGCTTCCGTATGATGAAGTTTGGAACCTCACGAACGATGAATTGCTCGAACGTATGGCTCGAGCACCGGGTTTTGTCTACCTTCCGTTGGGTGGTGACACCTGTCCCAGGATGGTCATCGAGGCCAAGCTGTTGGGTAACAACCTGCAGTTGAACGACAACGTTCAACACAAAGACGAAAAGTGGTTCGCTACGGACGACCTCGATGCCATTGACCAGCACCTGAGACGTGCTCCTGCTGTTTTTTGGGAGGGCGTTCGAGAGATGATGGAGAAAAGGATCACCATCAGCGGGTATACGACAACGTACGATTGTGTTCGTCAATCGTACCCGTACGTACAATGCATTGAATCGATGTTGCAGTTCTGCGATGAGGTCTGTGTCGTCGATGGCGGTTCAACTGACGGTACCCTCGAGGGACTAGTTCGTTTGGCGATCGAACACCCGATCCAGGATCAATCGATCGATCATGACGACCAACTCATTGACAAGCTAGTCGCCAACCTACGATCAGGTTCGGAGTTGGTGTTACCAGGTCGCCATGGCGGTCCAGTACCTGGACACGCTAGCCGGATCCGTGTAAAGGTAATCGCTCGAGATTGGTCTGACCCACGTCACGCTGTCTTCGATGGCATGCAAAAGGCTGAAGCACGCTCGATGTGCAGCAAGGAGTTTTGTTGGCAGATGGATTCTGATGAGATCGTCCATGAAGACGACGCCCGGAAGGTCCCTGAACTCTGTCGGTTGCTTCCCAAGGACGTCGACCTTCTGGCGCTGCCGGTCATTGAGTACTGGGGCGGTCCTTCAAAGGTCAGGTTTGATGTTACGCCTTGGAAGTGGCGTCTCAGTCGCAACTCACCAAACATCACGCATGGCATCCCGATGCGTTTGAGAAGGACTGATGCCAACGGTGAGACTTGTGCATCGGAGGGAACCGACGGTTGTGACGTTATCGATCGAGTGAGCGGTGAACCTATCCCATTCATCTCGTTCTACACGCAGGAGGCTGACCGTGCTCGACAGGCTGGGCTTCGAGGTGACGTTGTTGCTCGACAGGCGTATGAGTCATGGTTCAACGCAACCGTTAACGGGGTCCCCAGCGTATTTCACTACAGCTGGTTCGACATCAACAGGAAAATTCGGTTGTATCGCGACTACTGGCAGAACCACTGGGCCGCCCTCTACAACAAGGACACCTCTGATACTCCGGAAAACAACATGTTTTTTGACGTTGCTTGGAAAGACGTCACTGACGAGATGATTGATGTCAAGGCTGAGCAGCTCGCGAACATCGGTGGGTGGGTTTGGCACAGGAAGTGGAAGGGCGAACGTACACCGTGGATCACGTGCAATCGAACTCAACCCAGAGTCATGAGCTGATGTAATCATTGAAGAACCAGATCATGATTCAACGTACGATGCGTGCAAAAATCGTTCAATTCTTTCGTTGTTGTTCAAATGACTTGATCACCGCTGGTGAACTTTCGAAAGCGTTGGGTGTTCAACTGTCGTCATTGTCAAGCCTCGTGAAGAAGATGTGTGACGAAGGCAGCATGGAGCGCTTTCCAAATCACGGTCCACGAGGAGGTTACGGTTATCGATTGAAGGAAATTTGATGTGCCCAAAGGGACAAAATTAACTCGCGAACAGATCGATGATGCCATTCGTCGTGTCCACGGTGATCTAGTCGTCATTGATCACTCTTCGTACAAGAACGCAAGGACGCCAGCACGTTTCATTGACGTTGAGTTTGGAGAATGGTGGGCCCAACCTGGTTCGGTTTTTCGGGGCAGCGGTCACCAACAACGATTCATTGAAAAACAACGACTCTCTGTAGACGATGTCGAGCGTCGCATCAAGCATCTTCACAATGACACTGTTGCAATCGATCGAGCGTCTTACGTGCACACGTACAAAAAATGCACTTTCATAGACGTTGAGTTTGGTGCATGGCAAGCCTATCCTCACAACGTGTTGAATGGTTCAACGCATCCTAAACGTGGCTTGCTTCATCGAAAACAAACATGGACGGAGGTCTACGGCGTAGACAACCCGTTCAAAAGTGAATCAGTACAGGACAAAGCAACGAGCTCTCGCCGGCGCGTGGCTCGTTTTTGTCACTGGAGGTCTGGTGTTCAACTCGTATGTGTGGGATCGTATGAGGTTGCGTTTGTCAATTGGTGCAATCAAAATCACATCGACTTTGATTGGCAGATTTGGCATGAAACGCCGTGGAAACAACGATATCGCATCGATGCATACATCAAATCTGGAGTTCATGCTGATACATGGGTTGAAATCAAGGGATTTTTCAGAGACAATGACTCACGTCGTAAGTGGGAATGGTTTCATGAAACGCATCCCAATTCTGAATTGTGGAATCAACAACGTTTGATAGAACTAGGTGTCCTATGAAGACGATTCACATCAAAGACAAGCTTGAGTCAATGGGCGTCGCCGTCGACGGCATCACGTTGGGTGACTTCGACTACATCGGTGAATTCACTGCGAAACGTGATCGGAAGTCAGACGATCCAAACTACAAAAAGTACGGAGCATTTTACCGATCGAATTACGAACGAGGGATCCTGATCTACTACTTGATCAGAAACTTCAACTTGACGTCGATGCTTGAGATCGGGTTTGGTCGTGGCTATGCTACGTTCTGTGCAGCTCGAGCCTTTCATGATGCCGGCATCGTCGGCAAGATAACGACCGTTGATCCAAACCTTGACGAAGGGTACGTCAAGGCGTTGCAACGTGTCTTTCCCAAGGAGTGGTTCGATTGCATCACCTTCGTCCAGGGTCGATCGCAGGAAGTCATTCCGACGCTAAACGAGAACTTTGACCTGGTCTACATCGATGGCGACCATTCATATCAGGCGACTCGATCTGATTGGGAGATGTCAAAAGACAAGTGCGTGAAATTCACGCTCATGGACGACTATCATTTGCCGATGAAAAACGATCCGGGAATCCAGTGTCGTGAGGCGATCGACGAGATCGATTGGAAGAAAGAGGGCTTCGAAGAGCCAGAGCTGATCATCCAAGATCGTCGGATCTTTTTCGATGATCGACGCTTCACCGATGACCAAATCAACTACGGCCAAGTCCTGTTGACGCGAAACGGTGTCACTCGGGATGATTGGTGATGATGTCTGTGCAAATACTGTTGTGCTAGGACTAAAGGATCATCACAATGACCGGTGATAATCGATTTGTCTTTATCGCTCCTCTCTTCAACGCAGAAGCGACAGTGCAGCAGATGCTGTGGTCGATCGCCGGCCAGACGTACGATAATTGGAAGGTCGTCTTGATCGATGATTGCTCGAGTGATTCGACGTGCCAAGCCGTCGATAACTTCCAACACATGTGTGCATCGAGCAACTATCATCGATACGTTTCAGATGATCAGATCGAACTGATCGTCAATTCAGAAAAAGGTTGGGAGGTCGCAAACGTCCTCAAGGGGTTGCAGTCGTGTGAAGATGACGACATCGTGTGTCGAATTGATGGCGATGACTGGTTGACCGACCTAGATGCGTTGGTAATGATCAATTCTGCTTACGAGCAAACAGGTTGCGATGTGCTGTGGACTGCCCATCGTTGGGCATTCAGCGACAAGAACATCTCAGGTCCGATGCCGAAGGATGCCGATCCGTATGAGCATCCTTGGGTCTCTAGCCATCTCAAGACATTTCGTAAGAGGTTGATCAACGGTGTCAACGACACCAATTTTCGTGGCGAAGATGGTGAGTACATTCGACGCGCCGGCGACCAAGCAATCTTCTTACCTGTCCTGCAACGCGCCTCGAAACGGGTATTCTTGCCGCGAGTGTGCTATCATTACAGCATAAAGGATGAACCGGCAACGTATCAGACGGCTGACGCTCACTTCCAACGCGATGAAGCGTTGTTCCTGCGCCGCCGAGGCTACGTTGAATGAGGTCGTCAAGCGGTTATTGTGACCGTGAGCTGCGCGCCGTGGTAATGTTGCCTCATGAAGAAGGTCTACATCAATCAAGCTCCCGTCCGAGGACCGTACGGCGGAGGAAATCACTTTGTCAAGGCCTTTCACAAGCACATTGAAGAATTTGACCTAGGCCTAGTGCGACCTGACGATATGTTGACACCCCCGGACGTCATCCTGCTCACTGCACTAGGTGCTAGCCCAGAAGGTAACGGCATCTCGGCGTCCCACGCAATCCAGTACAAAAACTTCAGCAGGACAACCGGTCACGATGTCAAGTTGGTCCTGCGCGTCAATGAAAATGACGCACGTAAGGCGACTAGTCACGTCGATCGAGCGTTGTTGCAGATCGCTGAACACGTTGACAAGACGATCTTTGTGTCTGAGTGGTTGCGAGGCTACTTTCACACCAAAGGTTGGCCCAGGATTGACGATAGCTCGGTCGTCATCAACGGCGTTGATCATGATGTTTTTAAACCCTCCGTTGAGAAGCTAAACAACGGCAAGGTCAATATCGTCACTCATCACTGGTCTAACAATTCCTTGAAAGGCTTTGACATCTACAATGCCCTTGACGTGTTCGTCGGCAAGAACAGCGATAGGTTTTCTTTCACATATATCGGACGTGACCAAGGCACATTCAAGCATACACAAGTCATTCGCCCGTTGCACGGTAAGCAGCTAGGAGAGACGTTGGCCAAGTATGACGTGTATGTCTCAGCGTCAAGGTTTGATCCTGGACCAAACCACATCTCTGAAGCACTGTCATGTGGATTGCCAACGTTTGTGCACGTCGATGGCGGTGGTTGTGTTGAATTCGCTAATGATCATGTGTACAGCTCGTGGGAGCAGCTCATGAACATTCTTGATCACAGTGTTGATACTATCAAGAGGCCCAACACGAGCCGTGTTTTTGCTACGTGGCAAGAGTGCGTGGGTTCCTACGCAAACATCATCAAATCGTTATGACATCAACAACGCCCCGTTTTTACGTGCTGCTACACGAACAGCTTAGCAAGAACGTCAACAAGCTATCACTATCTGACACGCTGACACCGGAACAGATGCGTTTGATCCGTAACACTGTTTTCGGAACCATCGAAGGCGTTTTTTCGAAAGCTCAACGACCCATCTCTCGCCAGGCTATGACCTGGTTGACTGACCAGTACTTTAAAAGTATCAAGATCAATGAGACGCAACTCATGTCAGACGAGGTTGTCATCAATGAGTACAACCTCGCTGAACTTAAAAACCATGACATCGAGGTTCTCTATGAGTTATTTGCAGACACGAAGATAGGCATTGACCTCTCAACAGAACAATCTCGTAGAAGTGCACTCTCATGAGATCTACTAACAAGCTAAGCGAAGCGATCGATCGAGCGTTGAACGCGCGCCTGAAGCAGTTTACTAGTTCACCGGCGACGCGAGCGACCTGCTTACAAATCTACAATGAGATCTTTCAATGCCTCGTTGAGGTATTTGAGATGTTCAGCGATCGTTCAAGTGTTGAATTGACGAATGAAGCGTTGAATTTCTTGGCACAAATGTACTACGATTCTATCGTGATCAATCAAAATCAAGAGCTTGATCCGAACATCTTCACTCAACGAGCAAGCGTTAAGAACCTTGAAACCAAGGAATTGGCCTTGTTGGGTTTGATGTTTTCTGGCACTGAGCTTGCGATCCCGTTTGTACAAGAAGTACGACACCGATCATAGGTCTCAGGTTGAACATGTTGTCAAGCGCTTGTTGGATCATCTTCTTGTTGTTGTTTTGTGTGTATGAATTGGTCTTGTGGCTGCGACAACGTGATGAACGTTAACCGATGAAGATCCACTTTGACAACTGCGATATGACGTCGCGGACCGGACCCAACAGCTTTGCTACACGATTAGCTCAAGCCTTGTTCGAATCAGGCCACCAGGTTCAAACTAGCTGTGTCGGAGCTGACGTATCGTTAGTCTTCATTGAGCGTTCGGGAGCCACGCTTGCGTCAAACATCATCCAGAGGCTTGACGGCATCTGGTTTAAACCCAATGAATTTCACACCAAGAACGTTGGGATTCGTGACCTGTATGGCAAAGCTGCCGGCGTCATTTTTCAATCAGAATTTGATCGTGAGATGGTGCATCGTTGGTTCGGCGCGCCGCGCGCCGGGGTCGTGATCCATAACGGTATTCGTCTAGACCCGAGCGTGCATGCATCACCCATATTACCTGCGTTAGCTCAACTTCGCAAGTCGTATGACACTGTCTTTGTTTGTTCAGCAAACTGGCACCCACAAAAACGCCTACGAGCTAACATTGAACTGTACGATCGTCTTCGTTGTACGAACTATCCGAACAGCTGTCTCGTTATCATGGGTTCATCACCCGATGTCCACGTAGTCGATCCTCATGTGTTTTATACGGGCTCAGAATCACATGATGTCTGCATGCAGGTCTATGACATCGCTGACTGGATGATCCACCTTGCATGGGCTGATCACTGCCCTAACGTGGTCATAGAATGCTTGTCTCGAGGCACACCTGTCATCTGTTCCGACGTCGGTGGCACCAAAGAGATCGTTAAGAGATTTGGTGTTGTGCTTCGAGACAAGCCGTACGACAACGAGTTGTTCGACTATGATCATCCACCAACGATCGATGTCACGCAACTGAGCACGTTACCCAACGTGTCTGAGCTTGGATCATGCCATGACATTGACATCAGGCATGTCGCTGAGGCATATGTGCAGTTCATGACACATATCATCAATTCAAAGTGAGATTCTTTTGTATGGCGACGACTCGCACAAACAAGGTGTACGTTTTAGCGCCCGGCGAAAACTGGATCGTTGATCGATTCGTCAAAGAATGGAACGTTGATAACGCTGACATCAGTGTTCAACGTTTCAATGACGCTGATGTCATCTGGTTGTTGTCTGACTGGTGTTGGGAGCGTGTACCTTACGATGCCCTGAGGTCAAAACCCGTCATCACTACCGTTCATCACATCGTCCCAGAGAAGTTTAACGCTCAAGAGCTGACGAACTTCCAGCATCGAGATGCTGTGACCGATGCGTACCACGTATACAACCAACGAACGCTAGATTTCATTCATCCATTGACCGAAAAACCAATACATCTGATACCGTACTGGGCAAATGATCGGATCTGGCGACCGACTGACGATCGAATCGCATTGCGTAAAAAACATGGGTTGCCGCTCGACGCATTCATCATCGGTTCATTTCAACGTGATACTGAAGGGCATGACCTGGCCAGTCCAAAGCTAGAAAAGGGCCCAGACTTACTGGCGGATTTCATTGCCACACAGGTGCATTGTCATGACATGCTACACGTGTTATTAGCGGGATGGCGTAGGCAGTACATCATCTCCCGACTGCAAGATATTCGTGTGCCCTTCACGTACATTGAAAGGCCGCCTCACGAGGTTGTCAATGAGTTGTACCAGACGTTGGACCTGTACCCTGTGACAGCACGCACAGAAGGTGGACCTCAGTCGTTGATCGAGTGTGGGTTGTTGAATGTACCAGTCGTTTCACGCCCCGTCGGCATCGCTGAGCAGGTGCTACCTCAATCTGCAATCGCTGATGATGTTTCTAAGGCCGCGGCCGCTGTGCCCAACGTCGATGCTTGGCGACTTCCTGCGGGATATGCAGCGTACCGTTCGCTTGTCGAACACGTGGCATCAAAATGAAGACATCGTTTTTGTTCGTGACATGTTGTCTCGAACCTTCTCGTGCGGCGATACTGCAACACGTCATCGACAATTTACTTGAACAGGTCGATGCAAGTCGCGAACTGACTGTGTTCGACAACGGCTCAACGCAGCCGGGGGTCGTCGATCAATTGGTCAACAATTTTCGAAACGTTTATCGAACTGAACGAAACGTCGGTTACTGGTCAGCGATCGACTGGTGGCTTGAGACGCAACGAGGAACAGACGTTAGTTACAGCTACATCATTGAGTCTGACATGATGCACTATGCGTTCAATAGGATCGATGAATGCATTGCCTACCTCGATAAACACAGCGACGTAGGATCTGTGAGGTTACATGAATACTCGATCAACGAACGTCATCTATATGACAAGGACAACCCGAGACCCGATTCTAAGCGATCGATCTGGCAGTCACACACCAACCGCGTGACCAACAAACCCGTCAAGATCGATCACAGTGAGGGTGACATCTACTCAACGACTTTCTTGACGCAGCTCCCGGCCCTAAATCGCATGTCCACGATGTTCGATGTCTTTGAACAGTTGCGCAAGATGGGCAACTTCACAGAGCGAGACTTCCAGCGACTGTACTGGGAGCACCATCAACGTACTGCGATCCTTGATGGCGGCATCTTTAACTGTGACATGGGTTCCTACGGCGCCAAGACCGTGACAGGCTCATGGACTTCCGATGACGAACTGTCGAAGATTGGCTACCAAGCGACCAGAAAAGCCCGCTTGGTGCCGTTCGAACAATACCGAGTCGATCGTCTGGTGTAGTGTCGATTGGACACATGCTTCTCGATCAATCTGGCGTCAATTACCTCATTTTTGGTGGAACGGGCTCGTTGGGAAAAAAACTCATTGAGCGACTGATCCCAACGTCACGTGTTGCAGTCTTTTCACGTGATGAAGCCAAGCACTGGACCATAAAAAACGAGCTATTGAGCGGGCCGCTAGCTCAATACATCGACAACCTTGAGTTTGTCGTCGGTGACATCAGAGATGCCGCAAGGGTTCGAGACGTCATCTTCAAATACAACCCTGAGAACATCATTGTCGCAGCCGCTTTGAAACAGGTTGACACCTGCGAATTCAATCCTTATGAAAGCATCTTGACAAACCTGATCGGGACGCAGAACGTTGTTGCAGCTGCATCAGATCCTCACTGCCGTTCATCACAACATTCTTTACGTAAGGTGTTGTTCGTCAGCACTGACAAGGCCTGTTCCCCCATCAACGTGTATGGAATGTGCAAAGCTCTCTCAGAGAGGGTCATCTCAAGCCAGAAAACACCGGCTTTTAAGGGTGCCAAAGACATCAAGTTTCTATGTGTCCGGTACGGCGACGTCTTAGACTCGAGAGGAAGCATCATTCCGTTGTTCAAGCACCAGGCTAGCAATGCGCAACACCTGACAGTGACGGATCCGAACATGACTCGTTTTGTGATGACGCTTGACGACAGCGTCAACCTCATCATGACGGCACTAAGCTGTGGACAAACCGGCGAAACATGGATTCCAAAACTGCCCGCAATGCGTATCGGTGACCTGGCTGAGATCTTTTCAGAGCTTTGCGGTAAGCCTATTAAGGTTGTCGGTCTTCGTGCGGGAGAAAAAATGCACGAAGACCTGATCAATGAATCTGAATCTCTCAGAACGTCCGTCCTCCGGACCAAAGACAGTGAATACTATGTCGTGCAGCCGGCTTACATCGCTGGCGGCATCGGAAGGGTCTTTACGTATTCTAGCAACGACACCGTGATGTCAAAAGAACAGCTTCGAAAGCACCTGACTGCCTTAGGTGTGATTGACATGCCACTGAACCAGTTCCCAGGGCTCAGCATCGAAGAGATCGTCACCAATCGAAAGGATTGAAACCGACGTCCATTGAGGTCAAAGTGAAAACTTATCCACTTTTTAAGGCTCACGTTCCGATTGACGCAGCGTTGCAACACATCAAGCAGGCGTTTGAATCGGGTTACATCAATGAAGGTGTTCAGGTGACCCAACTCACCTCTGCACTTATGAGTCGACTCCGCGCCGACAACATCGTGTTGACAAACAGCTGTACGTCAGCTCTGACGATGGCGTTGTTGTTAGCCGGTGTCAAGGCTGGTGACGAAGTCATCACCACGCCGATGACATGTGTAGCAACAAATATGCCCATCATCGGCGCAGGTGCCAAGCCCGTCTGGGCAGATGTTGATCCAATTGATGGCATGTTGACGGCTGACACCGTCGCCTCACAGATCACAGAAAGAACAAAAGCCGTCATCGTAGTCGCTTGGGCGGGCATACCACCCGAATTGGGACCCCTGGTTGAACTGTGCAGACAAAGATGCATCAAGCTTATCATTGATGCAGCTCATGCGTTTGGTGCATCATACAAGGGAAATCCGATCCATAGTTACGCAGACTACACCTGCTACAGCTTTCAAGCCATTAAACACTTTACGACTGGGGATGGTGGTGCGCTTGTCTGTCGCTCAAGCGACGACCATGAGCGTTCGAAGGCCATGAAATGGTTTGGACTCGACCGCGACCGCGCAAAAGACAGCAAGGGTGACTGGAAAGGTCAGCAGTGGGATGTTGATATCTTCGCACCTGGTTTCAAGTTCAACATGAACAACATGTCAGCCGCGTTGGGACTGTCACAGTTGCCCCACATCGATGACATCATCAACACCCACCGTGTCAATTCAGCGCGCTATGATTCAATTGACATGGGCACGATGCCACGCAACGAACGACAGCTCTCGATCGATGGCAGCGATGGCAGCGATTGGGTGCACACGGTCATTGTCCCTGCAGGTTCAAGATTACAACGCGACGAGCTATTGGCAGCGTTGAACCATGAAGGCATCATGGCAGGGTTGGTTCACGTTCCAAACAATGGATACACTGTCTTTAGAGACTACGATTGTGAACTTCCAGGTGTCAAACAATTTTCTGAACGCCAACTGTCGTTGCCTTGTGGTTGGTGGCTGTCACAGGATGACATCGATCACATCGCTGGCCGAGTGAAAGAACTGTTACATGGATGACAAATACGAATTACGTCAGGTCACTGATTCCGACGCCAGCTTCATGGTTGAGCTTCACAACGATCCGATCGTCTTACGTAACCTAACGCACCCACAACCCATCACACTAGCCCACCACATGTCCTGGTGGAAGAGGACCGCAAAGGACCGTCGGCAGGAGCGTTTCATCTTTACGATCAACAACGCTCCTGCAGGTGTTGCTAAGTTCTATGACATTGACCACGTAAACCAAAACTGTATCTTGGGGGCAGACATTCATGCATCATTTCGCGGACAAGGACACGCTGTCCACCTCTGGACGTTGATGTTACAACGATGTTTTGCCGTCGATCAGTTAAATCTGTATCGTGTATCGTTGACAACCGCTGAATACAATTCGATTGCAATTCACCTTTATGAAAAGTTGGGATTTGAACGTGAAGGACGCCTGTCTTCGTCGCTTTACCGAGACGAACGTTTTTACGATCAGATCTTGATGTACATGCTGAAACCTTGGTGGGTTAACCGACCATGACGTTGCCCAAAGTCTTTGTTGGCACAATGTATTGCGGTGAAGGTGATTTTCCGCGTTGCAAAGAATCGATCAAATCGCAACAAGGCGTCGACGTTTCGCATGTCATCGTCGAAAACATGCCAGAAAAACAGGCACACAACGCATTGTGGGCCCTGTGGCGGGCTGCAAATGACGGAGGGTTTGCAGCCTTCGTCAAGGTTGATGCTGACACTGTGCTAGCAGGTGACAACGTCCTAGCAACGATCGTCGATGTCTTTCGTTCATCCCCTCGGGTGACCGGAATACAGTCACCGTTGTTAGACTACTTCACAGCTGGATTCATCAACGGACTGAACGCCTTCGCTCCCTGCGTGACGTTTAACGACACGGTAGATGACATCTACTGTGATCGTAACGTCGACGTTGGACACGACCTGATCGTTTCGTCAGATCAGGTGCCTCCTGTGCTACGCCCTGCGGGCTTCCACTGTTATGCTGCGACACCGCTTCAAGCGTATCATTTTGGCGTGCACAGGGCGCTCAAAAACCAGACTGCAACGTTGGCTGCTGTCAAGCGAGCCTGGTCAAAAGAAGGTGGCGACAAGCGCGCCTATGCTTTATTGGGAGCCGCCGATTCGTCATCGATCGGTCGTCAGTGCAGCTATGGTGATCAACGTCTATTGATTGCATTTGATGCGACCAAGCGAAGGTTTGATCAGAGGGTTAATGAGTTGCGAGCTACGTTATGACATCGACGATCGACCTGGTCGATAGCATCGAATACACAACGACAAACTGTTTCGCCCATCAATTACACCAAAGGCTGCACCAGGTCGATCCGAGTATTCAAACAGTTGCCTTAAACGACATTAACAGTCATCTACGTCCCAAGCGAGTGATCTCTCGTCTCAAGCAACGTACGTTGTTCCGTTGCGCCGAGCGTCTCGGACGTTGGCTTGGGTCGACTCCTGTCGTCGTTTTTGATCAGGATCCCTGGGAATCATTTCGTGATGGTTCACCCTACTTCGGAGCCTATCGACACATTGTCAAACACCTCAATGTCACATGCTTTGCGGTGACCACACAATGGTGGGCCGATTATCTCAACAACGTCGGTCTACCGTCCACATTTGTCAAGATGTGGGTGTTGCCCGAACTGTGCACTGCTGCACCGGCTCATGACGATCGATCGATCGCTTTGGGTTTTATGGGGGCCCTCCACCCGTATCGCAAGATGCTGTTTGACAAGTTGAAGACGATGGACCTCGACGTAACAATCATCCCTGGTGCCGCGTCATACCTTGAGTACATGCGATCGTTGTCATCGATGAAGGTGTACGTACACTGTGAGGATTTTGAGTACGCCGTGCCAGCCCACAACAATGCAAGTTCATGGTTGAAGACCAACCTAAGTGAAGGCCTTTGGATCAAGGACGTCGAAGCGGCCGCGCGCGGATGCTTCAGCATCCGCAACAGAGGCATGACATCAGGTGTTGAGCTTTCTTACATCAAAAACATCGAAACCATCAAGTTGTATGATGATGCATCAGAGGTTCCTGACATCATCGATGGCATCAAGAATATGGATCCTCAGAAAAGGCAGGAGCTCCTGTCTGATACCGTCGAGTCAATCAGGAAGGCTGACGAGTGGGCTGTAACGGCTAACACGTTGGTGGCACTAGGTCACAGCTTCTGACAGACAACAACCTCTTTGAAACAAAGGAAACCAGATGAAATCAATTGCAGTGATCGGTCAAGGCTTCGTCGGAGGATCCCTCACCACGGTCTTTGCCGAACGAGGTTTCAAGGTGTACGTTTACGACAAGACGGGAAAGGTTGCCACCGGTGGCACTCCCGTCCTTCAACGTGTTGTCGACGATGGCTCCCCAGCGATCCACTCTTTCATCAGGGAGTGCGAAGCGAACAATTCAGATTTTTCAGGCATCTACTTTGTGTGCTTACCGACACCCATGTTTGAAGACGGTGAGGCTGACCTATCGATCGTACAGGGCGTGCTCGATGAACTGGCATCTACACCTGGTGATCGGATCGCAGTTGTCAAGTCAACTGTACCTCCCGGTTCGACAGAAAGGTGGAACAAGAAGTACGCTTCTACCGGTCTACGTGTCGTCTTCAATCCGGAGTTCCTGACTGAAGCAAACGCTCTCGATGACATGCGTAACCAAAACAGGATCGTTTTGGGTGGGCCCAGGCCACACATCAACAAGGTCAAACTCGTCTTCCAAAAGGCATTTCCTCAGGTGCCTCTGATCAAGACTTCAAGCACGACCGCGGAGATGGTCAAGTACTTCACCAACATTCAGCTTGCAGCACGTGTGGTCCTTAGCTGTGAGCTCGCTGAAGTGTGCGAGGCCCTCGATAAGCAGGGCAACGACGTCGATTATGACAAGGTTTTAGAATACGCCAAGCTCGATCCGCGACTGGGCAACACCCACATGAACGTACCCGGGCCCGATGGCATCGCCGGGGCCCGAGGCCACTGCTTTCCTAAGGACCTTTCTGCGTTGATCTACGTGGCGACGACGTTGGGTTTGAAACCGACGATGATGCACGCAGTGCAGCAGAAGAACCTCGACATCGTCCCGCCGGAGCACCGCGACTGGGAAAAGATGCACGGTCGCGCAGTAAGCAAGAAACATTCCCTTTGACGAGGAAAGTCACATGATCAAGTTGTTTTGGAATCGCCTTCCCGGCAAGTTCGTTAACTTATTTTCAGGGAAAGAGCTCAAGTTGCTTGAAGGGATGACAGGTCCAACCTTTTCTGGCACCGTCCACGAGTGGTACGAGACCCTGGTCGAGACGATGATCATAGCACACAACCGAGGTTTAGACGCCGGCGTCATCCAACGTGACGCCATGGTTGATTGCAAGTGTGCACCTGACGTAGCGTGTATCCTCGAGGCCACCGTGTTGTTCAAGCCGAACTATGCAAATCGTAAAGTCCTTTGTGAAAATTGTGCCAAGTTGCTCGCTGTCGAGCCGATCGGCACCCTTACTAACCGATTTGCAATCACCATCGATCGTGAGATGCCCTCAAACGTGATCAGGATGGGCGAATTCGCGGAGATCGAAGTGCTTGATGTGAACCTGTAGACGTCGCATACAGTTTTGTGAACAAGTGACCGACGATTGAATACGGTATCGAAGGTAACAATTCGTTACCCCGACCATGACCCAGTGAGGGTCGTCGGATTTTGCACGGAGAGTGTTAACATGTACGAGTATGCGGTCATCATCGGCCGGTTTCAACCGTTTCACAACGGTCACTTGAGCCTGTTGCGCTACGCATTGAAACAGGCTCAACACGTCATTGTCATCGTCGGTAGCGACAATCACTCGCGGACGATCAACGATCCGTGGACTGCTGCAGAAAGGATCAGCATGATCCGGGGGGCGTTGGGTAAACGCCAACCGTCAGACGCTGACGTGTCATTCATTGCTGTGAAGGACTATCTGTACAACGATAACCTATGGATTGCTGAAGTGCAGCGCGCGGTGAGGTCTTTGACCGGTGACTCAAGGAGCATCGGATTGGTTGGTCACCGCCGCGACAACACCAGCCAATACCTTGCCTTGTTTCCGCAGTGGGAAACCATCGACCCAGGTCCCCTCGAAAACGACATCAGCGCAACGATGGTCAGGACACTGATGTTCGAACACGACAAGATCGGCATCAAGACCCTGCTGCCAGAGAACGTGTATGAAGGTACGTCGGCCTTCATGAAAACCGAAGAGTTCGAACGACTGCACGAAGAGTTCAATCACATCGTGCAGTACAAGAGGATGTGGGCTGCAGCTCCCTTCGCTCCAACGTTCAACACTGTCGATGCTATCGTCGTTTGCAGCGGACACGTGCTTGTAGTACGTCGTCGATGCGCGCCCGGTAAGGGTTTGATCGCCCTACCGGGCGGGTTCTTGAACGTCAACGAGAGGATCGTTGACGGTTGCATCCGTGAGCTCAAGGAGGAGACGGGCATCAAGCTGTCCGTTGATTCACTAAAAAAATCGATCGTCGACGAGAAGGTCTTTGACCATCCGACCAGGTCCTTGCGCGGCCGCACCATCACTCACGCATTCTGCCTCAACCTGGGCCGCGGTGAGCTGCCTGTCGTCAAGGGAATGGACGATGCTGACAAGGCCTGGTGGATGCCGTTTGACAGCATTCATGACAATGAGTCGATGTTCTTCGAGGATCACTACCACATCGTTTCGTTTTTCATCAACCGGATCTGATGCCATGTACAAGCTTACGATTTTTAACAACTACGCTCGTACTGAAACGTTGTATGAGACGCTCGAACTAGCTTACGCCGCAGAGGAGCAAGCTGTTGAAAGCCTACGCAATGCATTAAGCCATGCTGAAACCTGGCATGACGTCTCGATGATCAATTTTGAACAGCTCGGTCCTCACTCACACAAGGTCACTTGGTTTGTGCACGATGAATCAGGGCGATCTGGCCACCGAAGGTGGACGAAAATCGAAGTCACCATTGATCAGCTTCCTGTGCCTGAAAAGACGATCGTGCCCCTGACAGCTGGGTTCTGGAACGTTGTCGATAGGGAGGTTAACCGTGGTTACTGACATCGACATCGAACAAACGTGGCCGGCTATCAAGAAGATCAACAGCAGCGATCAAAACGTCCTCAAGTACGTCTTTGAACGGGACGATGCCGTCGCCGAATCGGTCCTCTACAAGTACCCAACGTACGAAAAACGGACAGTCGTCTGCTGTTCAACCCAAAGCGGTTGCCCTGTCGGTTGTCGGTTCTGCGGTGCAGGAGACAATTTTGTCCGGTCGCTGACCGTTGAAGAGATCGTGTCGCAACCAGTGCACCTCTTCCACGACATGAACATCGATGCAAACAACGTCGACAGGTTGCAGATCATGTTCATGTCAATGGGCGAACCCATGCTCAACATGAAAGCACTTGAGCCTGCAATCAGACAATTGCACACGATGTATCCCCGCGCTGCCTTGCTAGTGAGCACCTCAGGTCCCAACGTACCATCAACGTACGTCGATTTTCGCAAGCTGTCACACGATGTGCCCACCGTCGGATTGCAGTTTTCGGTGCATGAAAGCAACGACGAAGCACGAAATCGACTCATTCCGTTCAAGAACAAGCTCACCCTCCAACAGATTGCAGCTGAAGGTGACGAGTGGAATCGTTGGACGCGTCGCAAGGCGTTTTTCAACTACTGTGCACACGACAACAACGTCTCCGACAGAGACGCGGATCAGATCCGAGCGTTATTCGATCCAGACAGGTGGGAGGCGACGATCTCTGTCATCTGTGAACGTGATGAATCAATTGCCGCTGCAAACGCCCGTCAGCGGGCCCTCGCGGCAGGGTTTCAGGAGAGGTTGCGCGCTCGAGGATTCAGCACTCGAATGTTCGATCCAGCCGGCCAGGATGATTGTGGGGGTGGATGTGGGCAGTTATGGTTCGTCCAAAGCTGGATGACGCAACGCCCGATGCTAGCCCGACCAAGTGTCGGCCGTGGACTGCCCATCGTGCACACGCCTCGCTGACTTTGAAGACTTAGGTCGTGCGCAGTGAGCGCACTTAACCTATCACAGAGTGGATCATGAACGAGAACGAAAAAAGCATTGTCGGAAGCATACGTCAAATCCCGTGGGGCCCATTTTACGAAGTCATCAGCATTGAAGGTGACGAAGTTCTCGTTGAATTTCCTGAGTCGGGTGAAAGAACTCGACTCTCACTGCAGGAAGTTCTTACGACGCCACTCAAGGAGTGAGGATGCCGTGTTCAAGAAGCTTGTCCTTCGACCAGATCTCAAAGTTGGGCATGATGCTCTTGAACCATTCACATTTCTTTTTCGAGACCTCCGGGAAGTAGCCTTTATATCGATCCAGAGGTCCATGTCAATGATGTACGCATCAGGCCTGTAAGTTCGACCGTCGGGCATGCGGAACGCCTTGGCTTGCCAGATAAAATCGATTTGACGCTCATTCTACCAACGTATGGGGGTCGTGGGATCATCTTGTCGCTGTCTAAAGTGGTCAAACATAACGTGTGGTGTCGCCGCTAACACTGTGACACCACACAGGATACAGCATGCGTCATTGATACGCATGTCCTCATAGCTCAGCGGTCAGAGCAACCCGCTTTCAATCGGGTGGTCGCGGGTTCAAATCCCACTGAGGACGCTAGCTTGACCTTTCGTGATCTTTGATATACCATTGAATGATGGTTGATGACGCTGGCGAGAAGACACCTAAAACTGAGACAACACAGTTTGAAACCTTGCCGACAGGTAAGCCTCACGTCAGCTTCAGTGAACTGAAGGATTGGCGTGATTGTTCATGGCGTCACAAGCTCAAGCACGTGCACAAGATTGACCTCGAAGAACCCGGAGTCCACATGGACTTTGGTACAGCGTGTCACGCTGCATGTGAAAGCTTTTTGAAGACACGGGTGATGGACGCTAGCATCGCTTCAGCCATGCTGGATGCGTCTTGGCAAGCTAACGCCGGGCGTGAAGCATTTGACGCTGACTCTTTGGTTGCTTTCAAAACTGAAGCAGCTAGCATCCTTGCTGATGTTCCTGAATGGTTCGATGAGACGTTTCCGGGTTGGACGTTCATTGACGCCGAACATCAGCTCTATGAGAGAATCGAGGGAACCAACCATGCATTTAAAGGTTTCATCGATGGCATCATTTCCGTCCCCGGAAAGGGTGGTAAGACGCAGTACTGGTTGCTGGATTGGAAGACGTGTGGGTGGGGGTGGTCAGTTCAAAAAAAGTCAGACCCGCTTGTCCGCGCACAACTGATCTTCTACAAGAACTTCTGGTCAAAGAAGGCCGGGATCGACCCACGTGTTGTAAGATGCGGTTTCGTCCTCCTCAAGAGGACTGCTAAGCCTGGTGCTCATTGTGAATTGGTGACTGCGTCGGTCGGTCCAACGACAACGGCCAGATCTCTGAAGATCGTAACCAGCATGTTGAAGAGCGTCAAGCGTGGCAGCGCTGTCAAGAACAGGCTGTCATGTACGTACTGCAAATTCAAAAACACTGAACACTGCACGTAGGATATGTAGCGAGGTGGGACAACCTCGTTTCCTCGTTTGCACTATGTACTGCGGTGAGCCTGACATGCCGCACCATCTCAAGGCCATGTCAGAGCAAGGGGTGATCATTGATCACCGCATCTTTAGCTACATGTCAGAGATCGACGGACACAACGCCGTCTACCAAACCTTCAACTCGGCTGGGCCCGAATGGATTCGAGCAAAGATCGATGCTGACGTCGTTCTGTCTCCTGGGATCCTAGCTACTGTGCGTTGCCGAGGCTCAATGTGGGTTGATCCTCACACCCACGATTTCTTCACTGATCAACCTTTGCATGCAGGCGTCGCCATCTACGGACCGGACGTGCGCTTTGCAGTACAAACGCACACGCTGAAGTGTGACAGGAATGTGGCCCGGTGTGACGGTCCCACCGGCATGGGAGTCATCGGTACGCATTGCCGGTATGCAAACGAATTCGTGGGTTTTCGTTACGGTTTTCATCGTGGCCTCAAGAGCCAATTACCCGTGTACGATGCCCTACGACGTGCTCACAAGAAGCACAATGATCGAGTGCGTTTGATGGCAATCAGAGGGTTTGAGTTAGCACAGTCAGATCGTTACATCGATTACCACCTGGGTCGTGCACCGGTACCGTCAGATCACAACTACGGTCCAGAGTTGGAAAAGCTGTTTGATGAGTTCAAGGGCGACGAGTGTCCATCCTTGGCTCGAACGTGGCGCTGAACTGACGTCAGATTGTATACGCTGCTTCGAAGTATGCAGGAGAAAATATCGACAGGCGATCGAGTTGTGGAGACCAGTCTAATTTGCACGGGAAATTTTCTCGAGTCAGCACGTCGCCCTTCAGGCGCTGTTGGTGATACAGCAGACCGCCCTGTGCAATTTTGTCCACGATGTCGACGTATTCCGTCACCTGTTGCATCGTCATCTCCTGGAATGAGAACACGTTGATGAACACGTCGACGCTGGCGTCTGCAAACCTGGCAAGATCTTGCGCGCCGCAGAAACGAATTTCACCCGACTGAAGTGTGCCACGATCAAATGATTTCACATCGCGATTTTTTGTGTATGGAATAATCGTCGCTGTAGGAACGTGTTGCGGCAGGTACGCTTGTGCGATGATCAGTGACACCGGAATATCTGCGATGACGTATGATAATCGTGGATTCAATGTCATCAGTACGTGAGCGATCCTTCCCCACCCGGCACCCAGATCAACGACAGTCAAGTGTTCAGATAGCAATCTGGACTCGAGTTGAAGCATCGTGATGACTTCTTCGACAGACAGGAGGTAGTCCCACGTGACCCACTTGCCATCGACGTTTGTTTGCATGCCCGATCGCATGCTTGTGTCTGACAAGTTGGTTTTTATGAGCACGTCATGAACGTCTAGGTCCTTAAGACGACGATAATAGAGTTCGCATGCTCGATCATACGTCCCTGCAGGATCACCCAACGTGGCTGAGTAACGTTGATAGCGTCGATCAGATCTGGGATAGCTAGCGAAGCTCGCATTAAACGCCTGTGATTCAACTGTGGCAATTCCGTCCTTCGTTAAGCGTTCACAAAACACACGTGACAGGTTTGACCAAACCAGGTCCGTCGCCTTGAAGGGAGAAGATGCTCGAGCGTTGTCCTCGAGCATCAATTCGAATTCTTGCTTGATCGCAGGATCCATCAGATGCTCAGCTTGCTTTTCGTGCAAGCATCGTCGATCCTGCATACATGACAGCACCGTTAGCTGATGTGCTAGAAACTTCTCCGAACTGAAGACCCACGGGTCCAGGATCAGCCCCCATCGTAACGAGGGCGGCAATGCGAATCCATGCATACGCAGGACTGACCGTTGAACCCGGAGCTCCGAACGCAAAAGAACTTCCGGGCGTTCCTTGTGCCGTAGGAGTCAGCGGGCCTTGTGCGGGTGCTGTCACACCGTTCGTGCCATCATTGACGATCGCAAAACAGTACACCGTGACAGTCGCTGATGCAGGCGCCTTGATCGCCATCTTGACTCGATCGTTCTGATCAGCGATATCATCAGCGCTGTTGATGAGGTCGAGGTGCGAGGTGCAATGCCCAAACGGAATTTGCATCTGCAACGAACTGAAGTTCATTATCATCGACTAGCGTCGTGCCTTGAACTGTTTGGTCGACAGACTTGATGAGGATTTTTTTCCATGTTCGTAACTATAGTGTGAGAACAAATTTAAATTCTGTATTTCAACGCTTTACGTCCTCAAAGGACAGAAGTATGATTACTTTGAATGAAAGTTCACATATGCAAACGATGCAATCAATTTTTCGAGACGAAGGTTAGCAATAAGCAATTCTGCAGCACCGAGTGTTTTACGATACATCGTAAGGAGTACAGAGCCCGAAACCTTGAATCACGCAAAGTCGAACGTTGTTGTCGACAGTGTGGAAAGATGTACAGACGCGTCTACGAAAAACAAGGATTTTGCACCATCGCATGTGGATCAAGATGGAACTCTGATCGCGGAATTTGTGACGCTTGGAAAAAGTCTCAATTTGGAAAGCGATCTGGTAAAGAAGTTCCTTGCGATGAATGCAAAAAACCTGTCTACATCGTAGAACACCAGTTCTCACAAGAGCGTCACTTTTGTAACATGACGTGCAAAGGAAGGTTTTTCAGTCGAGTGTTTACAGGTTCCGGAAATCCCATGTTCGGCAAATCGCTATCACCTGAATCGTTGGCAAAGCAAAAAGCAACGCTCGAAAAAAATCACCCTGGAATAACGAACGCTTTCTTTCTTGCAGATCGTCGAACAAAGACAAGACCTCAGTTATGCGTCTATGAGTTCTTGCGAACGACATTTCCACTGCATCAGTTTAGCATTGAGAAACTGGTGCCCGATACAAAATTTTACGCTGACATCATTTCGATCGATCGAAAACTGATCGTTGAATTCAATGGATCGTATTGGCACTGTGATCCTCGTTTGTACGTTTCAACATACGAACATGGCGTGAAGCGCATGACAGCAAGTGAAATTTGGAAAGCAGACAGTGAGAGAAATGCACATCTTCAGCAAATGGGTTATTGTGTATTGACAGTATGGGAACTAGACTTTCTTTCCAATGCGTGGAAAGAATCGCTAGTAAACCAGGTGACAGAACATGGAAAAAATCAAAGTATTGATGCTTAGTGATCATCCGTGAACAACTACAGCTCAGCGGATGTAAAACTGGGTGAATTGCTGGGAAACAGAACGAACAGCGCTAAAACAAGATCAGAAATGATGATTGTGAAAGCAAAAAAGTCTGTTTGATCGCTGCAATCAGCAGCCGAGCCCCTGTCCAGAAATGGTGGGGAAGGTTCAGAGACTACGGTCAACCTACGTGAATTCATTCATATGGTGATGATCCGACAGCGCCCAGCACCACATGGTGATGATATAGTCCAAATTTGCGATTGTGAGCACAAGCGGTGTCGGAACGCAGGCAAGGTGGCTCATCATGGGCCTGATTGAAACGGGTAAGTACACGTTTCGTTGTTTCGGTGGCGCAATCAAACACGAAGACTACAACACTGTGACAGTCAACCCGGACTTCATCATCAAACCTACCAACGGGTTTGGCGATAGGAACATGTTGCGCCAGGTCCTAGCGCAAGAACGTCCGGATGCGTTGTTACTGTTCACCGATCCGAGGTTCTTCATCTGGGTCTGGGAAATGGAAGACGAGGTTCACCAGATTTGTCCCATTGCATACAACCATCTTTGGGATAATCCGCCGTGGCCAGAGTTCAATCGCGTCCTGTATGAGTCGACCGACCTGGTCAACTGCATCAACTACCCTACGTACGAAATGGTTCATGAGCGTTTTCCCCAAAAGACCAATTACATTCCTCATGCAATTCCAAAATCGATCTACTTTCCGCTACCCGATGAAGAAACGCTTCGGTTCAAGCGAAACATCATGGGCAAAGACCGCGAGGACCATTTCGTAGTCACGTTTGTCAGCCGGAACGCTCGGCGTAAGATGCCCAGTGACGTCATCGTATCGTTCAAAAAGTTCTTGGATCAGGTTTCAGAAAAGCACGGTCACCGTAAGGTTTCATTGATCATGCACACCGATCCGCTTGATCCTGAAGGTCCGAACCTTCACCACGTGGTCGACATGTTGCACCTTCACGACAACGTCGTCTTTTCAAAAGATCGCATTGAATTCATGCAAATGAACACGCTGTACAACATCAGCGATGTCATCGTCAATATCTCTTGCAACGAAGGCTTCGGTCTCAGCGTCCTCGAAGCCAAGATGGCGGGCAAGCCGGTCATCGCGATAAAGACGGGTGGATTGACTCGACAGGTTGAAGACCACGAAACGGGTGAACAGTTCGGCGTAGCGTTGGAACCTGACGTCAAGTCGCTCGTCGGTAACCAATTAGTACCGTACATCTTCGAAGATTCAGTTTCACATGACAATGTTGCTCGAGCGATGCTACAGGTCTACGAATGGGGACCAGAAAAACGTCGTGAGGTTGGTCGACGTGCGATGGAACATGCACACAAAAACTATAACATGGACAATCTCATCAATTCGTGGGACAAAACACTGACATCATTGATCGATTCTTGGCATGCAGAACGACCCAAGCGTTGGGAATCTATCGAGCTGTGACAGCATTTTCGATAGCACGTACACAACATGACAATCAGCTCAGAAGAACGACAGAAAATGTCATTGGTTCAACGCAAGATCTTTGAAGGATGTCAACGAGGAAAAACAGCATGAAAACTGTTCTCTTTAGGGGACCCACCCTCACGCAGAGTGGATACGGTTGTCACGCACGGCAGGTCGCTCGCTGGTTGTTGACTAAAAAGGACATCAATCTCAAGTTCGTAACCACGCCTTGGGGAGATACACCGTGGATCATTGACAAGGCGGCCCACGGAGGCCTGATCGGGGAGATCATGACCAGGTCATCGCCTCCGGCTGCGTGTGACGTATCAATCCAGCTACAACTACCAAACGAGTGGGACCGGTCAGGATTGAAAAACGTCGGCATCACTGCCGCTGTTGAGACTGACAAGTGCAATCCGAGCTGGATTGCTGCATGCAACTCAATGGACATGGTTATCGTTCCGTCACAACATGCGAAAGCATCATTGACAAATACGGGTACAATTTCGTCTAAGTTGTTGGTTGTACCGGAATCATTCAACGACGCCTGTTCACTCCCAGTTGAATCGCTACCGGCGCTTCCGAAGTTCCCAGCTAGCTTTAATTTCTTAGTGTTCGGCCAGTTGACCGGTAACAACCCAAACAACGATCGTAAGAATACCTTTTATACGATCAAATGGTTGTGTGAAGCCTTCAAGGATAATTCTGACGTTGGCATCGTCATCAAGACGAACTCAGGTCGTAACTCGTTGATCGATCGCAAGAACACCAAAAACATTTTTGAAGCGTTGTTGCGTGAGGTGCGCAAGGGACCGTACCCCAAGGTCACACTGTTTCACGGCGACATGTCTGACCATGAGGTTGCTGCGCTATACCGTCACCCACAGATCAAAGCATTGGTCACACTAACACGAGGCGAAGGCTTTGGTTTACCGATATTGGAAGCAGCTGCGTCTGGGTTGCCTATCGTGGCAACAGACTGGTCTGGACACCTCGACTTTTTGAAAAAGGGAAAGTTTGTCAGCGTCTATTATCAGCTCGGAGCGATCCATCCCAGTCGAGTCGATGACAAGATCTTTATGAAGGGAGCCCGTTGGGCGAACCCATCCGAAGAAGACTTCAAGAAGCGCATAACTAAGTTCCACCAGAGCCCTTCGACCCCACGAGAGTGGGCTACCGATCTGCAAAAAATCATCAACGAACAGTACTCGTTTGCTGCTATCTGTCGGGCCTACGATGAAGCATTCAAGGACATCATCTGATCATGATGGTCGCACTGATCATTGTCAGCCTATTGTTTGTTGCGACGTCTGTAGCGCTTTACTTTAGCGTCAGGCGCAACATGCAGATGGATGATCGCATCGATGAGTTTGGTGAACAGCTCGATCAATCGCTTGACATCATTGACGAGTGTTATGGTCGGATCTCTCGAGCTGCTGAAACACCGTTATTGACTGATGAACCTGTTGTACGATCGTTGATGTCAGACATCAAGATTACGCGTCAGGCTGTGTTGCTCGTTGCAAACAAGATCACAAGCTTCGATAGCACGCTTGTTGACGACGAAGTCAACGAAACTAGCGACAGGTCGTAAATCCATGCCCACCCGTAGAAAGACACGCACAAAGAATGAGGCTAACGTAGCCTCAACAACACCCGAGACGGACACGGCAAGCACAGAAAAGAAGGAAGCCGCAAAGACGATGCGGATGTACTTCAATGCAAATACGCAAGCTGCGATCTGCGCATATCAGCAATCGACAGACAAGCGTGAACGTGACCGGCTTTATGTGACTCAGATCATGCCAGCCTTCGAAAAGCTGGTAGAGAACCTGATTAACATCCACAAGTTCACCAGCTTATATGATACGTACGATGACCTAAAAAACGATTGCGTTGTCTTTCTGTTCGAAACGATCGGAAAGTTTGATGGGACTCGGGGCACTAACGCATTTTCGTACTTCAACGTAGTAGCCAAGAATTGGCTGATCATCAAAACCAAACAGAAAACGCAACGAATCAAACGAAGCGTTAGCTTGGATGACCCGGACTCGCTCAGCGCAAATGAACATCGTATCATCGATGAACATTGTACAGTACATGCAACGGACGGCGCTGAAAACGTTGTGACCGGGCAAGGGATCATTAAGATCCTGTTTGAGATCCGTAGGCAGGCGAAGACGGAAAACGAGCTAGCTTGCATCAATAGCGTTGTGACCATCTTTGAGAACATCAACGACATCGACTTGCTTAACAAGAGCGCTGTTCTCCTCTACATGCGTGAATTATCGGGTCTGACTCCAAAGCAACTCACAACTGCGATCCAGGTCGTGAAAAAACACTACAAGAAACTGAGGGTAGATCCTCGCTTTCGACTATTTTGAAACAGATCATGACCGACTCTGACAAAGATGACAAGCTCGTCCTCGTCGACACTTCAACTAAAAGCATCGACCAGCGCATCGACGCATTCAAAGGCTTGTTAGAACAAATCAACACCTCTGACGACAAAAAGAAGCAGTTGTGGCGTGAGGTCTACGAAAATGCGATCACAGATCGACAAAATTCATATGTGATGTTTGTCAAGCTGGCCGCCATCTCGGGCAACAAGAGCACTGAACACGCAGTCCACGGTAAAACCATGGCGACGTACATCGAAAGGATGAGCAAGGCAAACGATCAATTGCTTAAGCTCGCGGACCTCATCGCTCGGTCTGAAGCAAAGGATGACGTCATCGATCCAGAGAGCATGTTTGATCTCATCAAACAACACTGATGTGGCGTTCGAACTGGATCTGCTAAGATGGACAATGAATTCTACAGAATCGATAAGGATCTGGTTGAAGGGACGGCACGTGAAAACCTCCGTGAACGTGCAGCATTTAACCATGGCGCCCGCAGCGAGCTACCTAACTTTTATCGATTCGCAGTGCTTGAGACAGTGTTTGACCCAACGCTGGTCACACCCGACAAAGTTGCTCATTGGGAACACGACCTCGGGGTTAGCAACACGCAGTACGCGTATGTGTTGCCGAGGAACGCAATAATCGCTAGACGAGTGTTGGATGGCAACACGCCGGTCGCTGCACCGGCGATGTTTTTGTTCCCGTTCTTCCCGCCAGCGCTATCGTTGCCCTGTCAACCGGGCGAACATGTTTGGGTGATGTTCGAGAACCAATCCGGCACTAAGAATGACCTAGGTTATTGGTTTTGCAGGATCGTTGAGCCTGGCTTTGTTGAAGACGTCAACCACACTCATGCTCCACGTGCAGGCGACGTCGGGTTCAATCCCGGCGTCAAGGACCTTTTTGAAGGAAACACGACACCCGAATATTCGTTTCGAAACGGTCGAACTGACGTCAGGGATGGACACAAGTACACTGTGGCTGAGTCGGCGTCGCTGCCGGGCGATGAAAACGAGTATGAAAAAATCATGCTCAATTCTGATGCCGGCAAGCTAGCGACATACGAACCCGTGCCGAGGTACCGCAAGAGGCCTGGTGACATCGTTCTCGAGGGGACCAATAACGCTTTGTTGGCCATCGGCAAGGACCGAACGGGGCCAGTAGCTGGTTTCACCACTGACCAGAACGGCAGACGAATCATCACGGGTTTGCCTGTTTTCGATGACCCACGCCCAGGGTCTGGAGCCATCGATATCGTTGCTGGCCGCGGCCAGACCCCCAGGACAGGGGGCGTCGAGGTGACAAATACCCTCGGATTCAGAGAGATCGGCAAGTCGTCGATCGAATTGTCGCCTGACGAGGGTGATCCGGATTTCCTGACTGACCGTAGCCGCATACATGTGGCACAGAGGACCTCCATTGACCTTAGATTAAACATTGCTGGGTTTAATGCAGAGTTCAGTACTGGACAATTGCAGGGCCACTCGAAAGGAGGCAAGGACCGGGACCTGGTCATTGATTCTGTTGGCGGTGACGGTGGGATCGTCATCAAGTCTGACAAGGTGCGTCTGATCGCCAGGTCTGACCTTGAGATATTGGTGACTGGTTACGTCAAACGTGACGAAAACAATCGTATCGTTGAGTCAACAGACACTGATGAGTTCGCAGCAGTCGTCATCAAGGCCAACGGTGACATCGTCTTTCGACCGTCGAAAAAAGGATTCATCAAATTGGGCGGCGATGATGCAAACAAGGGGATCCTCTGCACTGACCAACCGGTTTCTGAGCAAGACGGCGTTGTGATCGGTCCACCTTTGACAACCACAGGTGCAGACCTGTTCGGTGGTTCAAAGGCAGGAGCACCGAACAACAACGGCACCGCGTTGTCTGCAGGTCAGGGAAAATTCGCTGCGAAGGTTTTGATCAAGTGACAACCAGCAATCCACTTCGTTGGACTGCTGTCTGAACGTTCAGATCGCGCAAAAAGGGCTATGACACATGGCGGGTAACGGCTGTCAAACGCACGCAGGGATCTTGAAACCCAACGATGGGACATTGACTGAGATTGCTAAGAAAAAGTTCATCAAGGAGGTAAAGGAAGAGATGATCTACGGGTCTGATAACCTCCCTGAGGCGCCGCTGTTTCCTTGTGGTGAATCGATCCCACCCATTGAATACGCTCACCTGCTGAACATTGAAGACGAGAAGAAGTTCCCAGAATTTCACAAGAATGCCCTGGGCGCCTATCAGAACATTGCACAAAAGCTTGATCTGGCGTCTGACTACAAGTTTCTCCCGGTGTGCTGCCCGGTGTCGTTGGGTCTCAAGCTCGGTGTACGATTCCGTCTAAAATTCATCAAGGGGTTTTTGCCCTACATGGGCCCAGCATTGCCATTGCTGGCTTTGAAGATGAAGGTGTTGCCGCCCGTCAAGCTAGCTGCGCAGTTTCCAACGATCCCATCGGTTGAGCCACCGTTTCCCAAGTTTGACATCCCACCCAACATCAAGGTCCCTGACTACTTCACGTTCGCTGATTACACGATGTCATATAGCCTAGGGATTCCCAAGCTGTTGGCGACGTTGGCAGCGAAGACTCCAGAGCTAGCGTTAAAACTTGTCAACCCACCCGAACTGTTTAAGGGGATCTGTCAAACGGCCTTCGACTCTCGGTTGTTCGGTGACATCGAACCCAAATCGACAACACAGTTGGCAACAACGAAGGTATTGACACGCAAGGTCGTTGAAATGACGTTCATCGCTGCAGTTGGGACGACGTTGGGCTCGTCGCCGGGCGGTCTCACAGGTGGCATAGGTACGTACCTCGGGTACGTTCCGCCCGATCCAGAGGACGAAGACCCAGCTGATGACCCGCGCATGCTTATCGTCCAGTTTGCCAATAGCATGGCTGGTGTCAGCTACAGCAGCGACAAGGACACCTACGCATCGAATCTCTTTTACAAGGAGTATGACGTAGGTGACCCAGCTTCAAAACAAAGAACGTACGGCTTCGCAAAATTTGCTTCATCGTGTGGCTTGTTTGCTCGAGCGTGTTATTACCGTGCCGGCGCACAAGAACCATTCTTTACTGAAGAGTACCAGGTAGGTACCGCCATCAGCGGACTCATCAGCTTGGCGCAAGCAAAGGGTGCCTTGATCCCATTCAGTAAAGACAATTTTCCACGCTTGCGTGCAGGTGATTCCATCATCGTCTCTGAGTCTCCTGACACTTCAGATGCACACGTCATGGTCGTAACCAGTGACTACGGTGGTGGTTTGGGCGGACCCATCTACGGAGTCGAAGGTGGGATCCCTGACTATGGAAACAATAACGCCTCAACGTCGATAGCCGTCGGTAACTACGACATCCTCGGCATCATTGACGGAAAACTAAAGACCGGAAAGAGTCAGGGGCTCGTGTCTCCAGCCAAATCAATCCTAGCGATCATTGACGGCGAAAAGATAGTTCGTCCGCTTCTATGACAGAACACTTAACTATCGATCGATGGGTACGTTCAACTTTAAGGCATCAGGGAAAACTCAGGAGCAGCAAGTCCTGGAGCAACTGACAAAATCACCGACACCCATCGGCATCATGACTCCATTGCGCCTCGGGACATCAGAAGGGATCTTTGCTGTACACTACAACCTAGCTGATCAGATCCATGATAACCTGCGTAACCTGCTACAGACCAACTGGGGCGAACACCTCGGTGTTTACGACCTGGGTGCTAACCTACGACCGTTGACAGCTGAATTCACTTCGCAAGACGACTTTGATTCTCAAGCTGTTGAAAGAATCTCCGCTGCGGTCAACCGTTGGATGCCGTACGTTAGCCTTGAAGACTTCTTGTCTGAGGTTGATCGGACAGAAAACAAGAATACGGGCGTCATCCGCATCACAATAACCTACAGCGTACCGTCGCTTAGTGTGACAAAGCGTGCTCTACAGGTCACGCTTTACGTGATGTGATCTAACATATGCACAAGCTACTTAGACGGGAAAACGATGGCACTAGTTCGAGATGATCTAAAGGAAGTCAGGCAACGGAAGTACATCGGCAAGGACTTCTCTGGGCTCAGGGCGATGTTGCTCGAGTACGTTCGCCTATATCATCCGACGAGGCTCAAGGATTTTTCTGAGAACTCCTTAGGTGGTATCTTTCTTGATTTTGCTGCGTATACGGGCGACGTCATGTCGTTCTACCTTGACCATCAATACGGAGAGCTCAACCCTGATACTGCGGTTGAAAACGTCAATATTGAACGTGCTCTGCGTGCTGCAGGAGTGCCCATTGTGGGCGCTAGCCCGGCGATCGTACCTGTCACAGTGTATGTACAGGTACCAGCTGAACGAACTAAAAACGTCATAGGACCGATGGTCTCGGCACTGCCTGTGATCCAGGCCGGTAGCATCTTTGGAGCTGACAACGGAACGGAATTTGTCCTGGTCGAGGACATTGATTTCAACAAGAAACGTTCTGACAATACGTACCTCGCCGAGATCCGGATCGGACAAAAGTCAACAGACGGTACGCCAACAGCGTTCATCATGGCGTCAGCAGGCCTGTGTATCTCAGGAAAGGAAACGACAGAGAACATCTCGATTGGTCGTGACTTTGTTCCGTTTCGTAGGTTGACGTTGTCCAACACAAATGTCACTGACATCATTTCAGTCAATGACACGTTAGGCAACGTCTACTACCAGGTCAACTCCTTGAGTCACGATGTCGTCTATAAGAACGTACTCAATACTGCTAAGGACAACGATCAGGTCAGGGACGCCATCAAGATCGTTCCGGCACCTTTCCGATACGTTGCCAACGGCGATCTGTCAACGAGGAGAACAACACTGACGTTCGGCGGCGGCAGTGCATCGACGCTTGATGACGATGTCATCCCAGATCCTTCAGACTTTGCGATCGCATTTCCCTACTCACGTACGTTTTCACGGATCCCTGTCAATCCACAACAGCTGCTTCAAACAAAAACGCTTGGCGTCGCTGCTGTTGATACCACGTTGACCGTCACGTATCGCTACGGTGGTGGACTGAATCACAACGTCCCTGAAAACAACGTTAGGAACGTCAAGACGCTGAAGGCATTCTTCCCAGGCAATCCGTCTGCTGTTGTAGCTGCCAACGTAAAAAACAACATCGAGATCACGAACAAGATTCGAGCGACCGGAGGAGAGGACGCGCCGACCGCCGACGAATTGAAATCACTGATTCCATCTATCAAGAACTCTCAAGAACGGATCGTCACCCGTGAGGACCTGTTGGCACGGATTTACACCATCCCATCGAACTTCGGGCGTGTCTTTCGAGCCGCGATTCGTTCGAATCCCAACAATCCGCTGGCGTCACAGCTCTACATCGTCTCACGTAACGCTGATTCTAAATTGATAACGTCACCAGACACCTTGAAGAAAAACCTACGTGTGTACTTGAATCCTTACAGGATGATTTCTGATGCAATTGATATCCTGGACGCCAGGATCATCAACTTGACACTAGCGTTTGATGTGTTCATTGACCCTGCCTTAAACCGCAGCACGGTTTTGCAAACTGTGTTAGCAAAGCTGCAAACGACGTTCGATATCAAGAACTGGCACATCGATCAACCTATCGTGATCTCTGATGTTGAAAACACCATCTTCAAGACCCCTGGGATCGTCTCCGTCAATAACGTCGTCTTTAACAATGTGTCAGGCGTGACAAACAATCGAACGTACTCTGACAACACATTCGATGTTTCTGCCTACACGCGAAAAGGCCTGATCTTCCCACCTCCCGGTGGGATCTTTGAGATCCGGTACCGCGAGTTTGACATCGTAGGAAGGGCTTCAGTCTGATGTATCGGATCCTGCGACCCAACAAAGACACTTACATCACTGACCGAGTCGTCAAGGGATCACGGACCTATTCAGCAAACGTTGGGGCCGCGGGCTCGTTAGACCTGTTCAAACTATACGGGTTGACTTCAACTGGCAGCGTACCAAACACAGAGCTATCGAGGTTGCTCATCAAGTTTGATCTGCAGCCGCTGCAGGATTTGATCGATGCCGAAAGGATCGATATCAACCATCCCGGTTTCAATGCCTCGCTCAATCTGTTTGACGTCTACGGCGGTCAACCCACACCCAAGAATTTTGTTGTCGACGTTTACCCACTATCACGATCGTTTGATGAAGGTATCGGCCGCGACGTTGTCTATTACTCTGATCGCGATGTTGCTAATTTTTTGACAGCATCGAGCCAGGGAACTTGGCTCGTGTCAGGTTGTGCCCTGGGTGGAGGGTTGCCAGGGTTAGTCGATTACGTTACAGCATCGGTTACAGTGTTGTCTGGCGCCTCACTGAAATCATCGCAAAGATTCATCACCGGCGAAGAAGACCTATCAGTCGATGTCACAAAGATCGTTTCAGCGACCATCGTGGGCCTGTTGCCAGACGAAGGTTTTCGGATTTCGTTCGATTCTTCACAAGAAGTTGACCAACATTCCTACTTCGTCAAACGATTCGCATCAAGAACAGCGTACGATGAAGACAAACGACCTAGGCTGATCATCAGGTATGATGATTCTGTGCAGGATGACAGCCAGAACCTCTACCTTGACACTCCGGCTCAACTCTTCATGTACAATCGTGGAGCGAGTGGTTTGACCAACCTTGTCAGTGGTTCAGCAATGACCCCCGTTGTCGGTTCGAACTCAGTGATCTTAAGGTTGCTCACTGAGGTCTCAGGTGGCACGTTCGAGCTCGCTTTCACGGGCTCGCAACACCGTAACGGTGCAGTGAACGTCAACGGCGTGTATTCTGCGTCAGTTTTATTACCGTCGACCGAACCAGTGTACGCAGCCAAACTGACGCAATCGAGTTCAATCAAATTGACACCTATCTGGGGATCACTCGACGGTACCGTCGCGTACATGACCGGGTCGACGATCGAAGCACACCCACCTAATCGATCGTCGACTGCTGCATCAAAGCAGTACTATGTTACGGTGACCAACGTCCAAGACTCATTCTTTACTGATGAAGAACCGACGTTTCGAATCAACATCTTTGATCGTAATTCACCGGTCCTGAAGGTAGTCAAGACGCCTGTGAGCCCGCCTGGTATCGTCACTAGAGACGTTCACTGGCAGGTTCGCGACCAGGTGACTGGAAAGATTGAGATCCCGTTTGACACAGTTTACAATTCGACACGTGCTAGTGCAGATGATTCGGGTATGTTCTTTAAGCTATCGATGGACAGCCTGACGCGCGATCGATCATACGTCATTGACATTATGTTCACCGGTGAGGTTCACTGCACATACAAGGCTGTTTCCCCACCTTTCAAGGTGTCGGACCTGCGGTAGTTCGATACGTAACTTTGGTCAACGTCCATGACGATCAAAAAACCGTCGCCGTACGTACCCTCATTCCTGCGGGCCGCACTAGAGGGCAACCGGCCGCTACAACTTACGTTCAGTGATGTCAAGGATTCAAACATCCTCAGCACGTCATCGTTCATGTACGATCCTGCTGATGCGCCGCTCAAGTCGACCCAACAACTAAACGTTGACTGGTCGCTGTTTGAAAACCACACGTTTTTCATGTCAGCTGAGGCCAAAGTCAACATCGCATTTGATCAGATCATTAACGGGTATCCATTCGATGGAACAAGGTCTGAGGTCGAGGCATTCTTTGAGAAGTTAAGTGGATTTGATCGTTGGGTTTTTGACCAATTTCCCAAGTACCACGGTCAGCTTCACCTGTCAGGAACACAATTAGGAGAGACATCGACGACCGCGGGTAGCTACATCGTCATCAAGGACGCCGCAGGTTCGCTGTACCCTGAACTGTCAAAGACAAAGACGGGTGAGTCCGTCCTTAATCCTGGGCTCGATTCATTGAGCATCGAGATGCAGCTGGCGCTGCCGACGATTTCTACACTGGGCACCCAGGTCATCTGTCAAAAACTCTCTGGCAGCACTCATGGGTTCTCCTTGTACGTGATGCCGACAGCGTCAACGTCGTCAGCCGAGGTTCGTTTCAGCGTCGTCTCTGGGTCCTATTCATTGACGGTTCCAGCGACAATCGATAAAGGATCTTTCAATCACATCTGTGTCACGTTGAACCGTGACACAGGTGTTCACTATCTAGAGTTTTTCAAAAACGCTACGTCAGTTGCGACCACTAAGTCGCGCTACACGATCGGTTCGATGGACATCGATGCATCTGACATGATCATAGGCAGCGGCACTGTCGTTGAGTTGGGCGGCTCGACAATCACACCATCACAGACGCTTTCCGGCACCCTAGACGAGTTTCGCATATTTCACTCAGCACGCACAGTCGAACAACAGGCACAGTACGCAGCCCGGTCAGTGTTCAATACGCCTGAACTAAGGCTTTACTATAGGTTCAACGAACCGCCCCCGCCGCTAGCGTTGTCGTCGACTGACCAGGTCAACAGCATCGTGATCGACAGCTCGGGGAATGCGTTACACTCGTTGATCAACAATTTTTCATCATTCAATCAGGTAGACAGTGACGGCAACATCACGGGTAGTCACTTACGCGTCGATGCGTCGACTGATCCAACCAACCTCGTCATCTACGAAAAAGAAGAAACTGTGCCGGTGATCTTCCCAGCACACCCAGACGTCATTGATCTCAACGCAGAACTGTTGCAAAGCGCGACGCTGTATGATAACGCCAATCCCAACCTGATCACACGTCTGATCCCACAACACTTTTTGCTTGAAGGCAGCGCATTCGACGGATTCGAGCAGATCGAAGGGCTTGGTGGACAAGCATACGCAGGTGATGGAATCCCTGGCCAAGGCCAACTAGGCAACGTACAACTGTTGTTGTCAATGTTGTACGTTTGGGCTCGTTTTTTTGACGAGATGAAGCTATACATTGACTCGTTCAGTACGTTGCGCACCGTCGATTACGATACGAACGTGAGCATGCCCAACAACTTCTTGAACGACCTGGTTCGACAGTTTGGGTTTCACCTGCCCCCTATGTTCAATGATTCGACGTTGGAACAGTACGTTCGAGCTGAGAACATCGACCAAGAGATCGGCACGAGTCCAGCGCCCCTTCGTACTGTACAGAACGAACTGTTGCGACGTGTCCTGATAAACCTACCAGACGTGTTGCGATCAAAGGGTACACAGCACAGCATCAAGGCGTTCCTACGTGCAGTTGGGATCGATCCTGACAACAGCGTTCGTATCCGCGAATACGGCGGCCCTACGAAGCGCCAGTTGTCTTTCGTGCGTGAATCAAAGCGTGAGATCAACACCATGGTCGAATTCACCACGGCATCGTTGGTCATTTCTCCCTTTCTATCGGCCTCGAGGATCGAACCTGGGCGACCGACCGCAGCTGGGACGTTTGTCATGTCCGATGCGTTCCCGCCCAACGGTGTGTCTAACAACATCAACGATGGTTTACTAACCTCAGGTTCATGGTCGATTGAGGCGTTGGTCAAGTACACACCACGTTCAATCGCTGCAATGTCTAGTGCAACACAGAGCCTGATGAGACTGTGCACTACAGGAACGTTGGGTGGAGGCGTTGGGTTGGTCGCTAACCTACTGGCTGTTTCTTCATCAATCGATCCCAAGCTAGTGCTTTACATCAGACCAGGTTCGGCCCCCACTTCAATCACGCTCGTCTTAAGCATGAGCATGCCGTCTGATGCCATCTTTGGCGGTGATAAATGGAGCGTTTCGTTCGCTTGTGAACGAAACGAT